ATCCTGTGTTGTTACCATCCACCACTTTTGTAAAAACTCAGCTTGCTCTTCAGTAAAAGGGTCAGCGTTTATACAACTAGCTAATAAAGATATTTCTGATTCGTTCATGTTATGCAGGAATTGTTGTATCTCCAAATGCAGCTAAAAATGTTCTAACTGCTGTTTTAATATCTGATGGAACAGTTCCATCTAAGAAAGACATATGCAATGGAAATTTTGCAGAATACGAATTTGTTGACCAGTTTAATTTCCAGTCAGCACTTGTGTAATAATTTGTGCTAAAATAACCACTAGTTGCTAGTGTTGTTCCATTTCGTTTTATTCTAGCTTGACCAAATTCTTTGTTAAATTCTAAGAATCCATCGTTACTATAACTATTATAAAGAATACTAGTTGAAGCATTTTGACCTATATGATATAGCAATTTATCATAATAAACTTCTGTGCTTATTAATGAAGTGCTTGGTGATGATTGAGCATAGTAAAAACCATAGTTTGGGTCAGAATATCCTGCTGATGTACATACTGAGATAAGAGTGTAATCCTCTCTTTTGCCATAACTTATAACATCACTTGCGTCTGCAGCATCTATGGTTTGTGAAATGCTGCTATTAACACTTAAACCCATTGCTGTACTTCCAGTTTTGGCTGCTGTGTAATTGCCACTAGTAAAGTTAGCAGTAGTCATTGCAGCCCCCTTTGCGGGAATGCTAATGCCTGCCCCAGTCTTTGCACAGTTTATAACAAACTGACCAATGTTAGACCAATGAGAACTTAGGCTAACAAATAAATCGTTATGTTTTTCTTTTGTATACGCCTCAGTATAGCTTGAGTCAAGAGATGACAAATCAAAAGAACCTCCTGCTGCTTCAACAGCAGTAAAATACGCTTGAGCATTAGCATCGTACGAAGGACCAGCAGCAGCTCTTAAACCCATCAACGTATTCGTTAACTTATTCGTTAAAGGAAAAGTTAAGGAACTGGTCTGTCCTGTATAGAGGTTTCTGGTTAACAGCTGTTGTTTCACTTAGGCTACAATAGGTTTTACGATAACGGTTACGCTAGTTGATCCACCTGCGCTTGATACATTCACACGAAGAGATCCTTGTGGAGTAATGAACTGCGCCCCACCTGCTTCGGTAAGGGTTGTTTCAGTGCCAAGATCTACCCAGTTAGCTCCAACTTGATGCTGAAGTTTAACTGTAGCTCCTCCGAATGTACCAGATGCAAGGAAGGCACTAAGCTTTCCGTTACCATCTACTGTAGTGTTACCATCTGCGGTAACTGTTGTATTTAGTATGACTGACATAATTAGTAAGGTACGTTTGTTCCCATCCCAGATGCGCCAATGTTAGCGGAAGGACGACGAATAGTTAAAGATGATACACCTCTGCGTCGGGATTCGGCCTGTGTCTTCGGGCGTGAAGGTTTAACTTTTTCCGCTGTCTGTGTAGGAGGAGGAGGAGGCGCTGGCGGAGGAGGAGGCGCTGATATTTTAGGTGCTGATCCCATGTTATTTATTTAATACTTGAGGTTGATAAAATAGATTCGTTCTGAATCTGGTGTTTATTTTTTAAAAAATTTACTACAGAACGCTGTCCATAGTGAAAGTTTAGTTTACAAACCGACTCACTAACACCAAAATCTTGAGGAGGAAACGCCTCTTCTAGAGCTTTCAGTAAAGCTGTAGGTATTTTAGGGAACTCGTTTTGTGCTTTCATATAAGTGTTACTCATTGTTTACCCTCCATTGCTTGGTCTATCTCATCCCTGTTATAAAAGGATGTCTTGTAGAACTTATCATAACCTACATCACAATGCTCAAGTATCCAGTCCAGACGTTGCTTGTCCTTGCTAATTTCAACATTCTCATCGTGGTAAGCATCTCTTTCCTCTATGAGTAGGTCAACAGCCTCTTGTAGTGATGCGACCCCAATCTTGAGATTATAGATAGCGACATCTAATTGAAGGATCTCTCGCTCAAGTTTATTAGCAAAAGACGCGTAGACATACTTAGCTGGTCCATCTCCGAACTGGATTACCTCTGCATCTGTTCTCGGTGTATCGCTCATTTTATTTCCTCCATTGCTTTATCTACTTCTTCTCTGTTGACGAAAGACGTGCTAAAGAATGTATCGTAGGTGACACCGCAGTACTGGAAGATCCAGTCCAGACGCTCTTTGTCCTCCTGTAGTTCGTCATTCTCTAGTGCTTTCTCAAGACCAGCCGCGTAGCCTTCATCCCAATCCTTAACTCGCATAATCTCAGCAACCTGTTCTGGTAGCCAAATAACGTGCAGGAGCCTAAGTAGGTTATCTCTGAACTCATCTAAAGACGCACCATCTGGTACTTCAAGAGACGCTGTTTCGTCGTGGTGTTGTATAGTTATTTTCATAGTAATTCCTTTATATTTTCTTCTTTCATAAATATAACAAAACCAACGCCGCCGTTCGTGGCAATAACATTAAAGTCAATCCACTCGATAGCCTCTTCGTCGGTCATCCCTTGGTCACAGAATATTGATATCATCTTATCGTAATCGTAGACTAAAAGATTGTTGTGATCAACGCCTATGATAGCGTCATCTAATCCGTCAAAACGTATTGCTTGTTCGTCGAAAATCATAGGTCGTTTAGTTCGGGTGGAAGCTTGCCCTCCTCAATCCACTCTTTGGTTTGAAGCATACACATAACGTTCCAGATGATGGCACCGCCATGATCCTCATCTTGTTCATCCTCCATCCATTGCCACAGGTGCCTGTAAAGACTATCAACATAGCGGCTCAGTGGTATTCCTTTTTGCCAGTTGTTGCGGCCGTAGTGAATCGCTCCGTCTTCAAAACGTTTAGCAGCTGCTCTCAGTGCTGTGATAGGCATCAGACAAGGAAGGCCGTTACCCTCCTTGGAATCGCGGACTGCGCCTGTGTCATACTCCGCTTGTTTACCTGAATTAGGAAGTGGTTGTTTTTGTGATGTCATAAGTTGGTTTCCAAGTGTAGTCTTCGCTGCTTCTGAAGATGCGAGCAAGTTTAGCGTTAGTGAGAAAATCGTGTTCAGTCTGTCCATTCTTTATAAACAATTCGTAAACTGATTGCCAAGTGTCGTTGTGTTTCTCCAGCCAAGCCTTAGCTCGTTTTACCCCATAACCTTTAACACCTTTGTAATTATCTACTGTGTCCCCTGTTATAGTTTGTACACGTAAGTTATGGTCCGCTTGTTTCTGGCTTATCTTGTAAAGCTTACCGCCTTGGTGCAGCTTACAGGGAACAGTAAAGTAATCTTTGTCTGTTGCCCATATAATGTAATTAGAATTTGATGCCGCTTCGATACCTATAACATCATCAGCTTCTAAACGATCAGCGCACAGCGCCTCGTATTCGTTCTTCAAGTATTCAAGCGCAGCTTTCAGACCTAGCGGTTTGCGAGCAGTGCGGTTGGCTTTGTAAGAAGAACAAATATCTTTACGGAAGTTATCACTTCCTGAGACAGCCACGATAACAGAGCTGGCCCCTGTCTCCTTCTTACCTTGTTTTATCTGAGCGTCGATCACTGATCTAACATCAGACTCTGAGCTGACCAAAGACCAAATGTCTTCGTTCCACTTTATTTCTTGCTCACAAGCGAAAGCAGCTTTGTAAGCAATCTGGTCGCCATCTATCAGGACGACGGTTTCTTTAGTATTAGGCATGGTAGTTCCTTTAGTATAGTGTGCATCGGTATAAGGCTTAGAACATCTTTACGTCCTGACCTTTGGTAACGATGAAGATGTGCCTCGTCAGGACTAGACACAAAATCATCCTCAACTAACTCCTCACAGAGTTCGGCCAGATCGTCGCGTAAAACCATAACAAACTTGTTACGTTGTTCAAAAGCGATGTGAGTGGCTTTGCTGTATAACCAGCCGTCATCTCCGTTCGTGTTCTTAAACTCAACCCAAACATATTCATCCTGTTGCTCTGAAGTTCTTGAGATTCTCTTACGTGCCTTTACGTCTATCTTCCAATCAGCTGTGGCGAAGTAATCGATACCGCGCACCTGATCGGAGAAACTAGTAAAGGTTGAATTGAATCCTACGTTCCGACTTGCTCGTTCGAACAAGTTCTCTGCATTGCTGCCGTGTTGACTGCAAGAGCCGTCGTGATCATGTTTGTTTTGATATGGCATATATTTATTAGTGAGTTTTAGCCCAGTTAGCTCCTGCTTTGTACTCGGAGTCTAAGGGACAACGGAAGCCCAGCTTCTCTCCTGCGCTCTTCATAGCTTCGCCAAAGGTATCGCCCAGAATTGAGGCGTCCTGTCTGTCGCAGCTGAATTGAATTTCGTCATGGATGTTAGCGTGAAGCACGAAAGGCCGTGTGGCCATAGAACAAAACTCAATGAGAGCTTTCTTCATTATTACAGCGCCTGCTGACTGTAGCAGTAAGTTAAGCGCGGAGTGGTCGGAACGACAGGGAAGTATACGGCCGTCCAAACCTTTGAGATTATTTGTTTGTTTTACGCGATTCTTGACAGCAGTCAAAAGCTGACCGATGGCTGGGATGCGTTGTGTAAACTGAGTCTTGAGTCGGCGGCCGTCTGCGCGGGTGCCGTTGACAATGCTTCCTATCTTCTCGTCGCCTGCTCCGTAAAGGAAAGCGTAGATGAAAGTTTTAGCTTGGTCTCTTGTGTGCAACCCTGCTGCGTTTTGATTCGCGGTGTGAACATCACCTGTGAGGATCTCCTTTGCGTACGCTCCGTTGTCGAAGCGCCACAAGTAGTGTGCTAGGCACCGCAGTTCCAGCCCTGATGCGTCTGCACCAACCAGTACTTTACCCTTTGGCGCATGAAATAACTCACGACATTCTTTTCCGTACTCGGCACGCACGGCAGGAACCTGAGCAACGTTCGGGTTTCTGTGTGTGCAGCGCCCAGACACCGCTCCGTTGGTAATCACTGTTCCGTAGATCTTGTTTTCCTTAGAGAGCTTGAGCCACGCTTGTTGGCCCTCAGCTATCTGGCCAAGGCGCTTACTAAGTAATAGATATTTACAGAGCTGAGTTGCTTCGGGCAGGTTTATACTACGAAGAACAGACTCATCGATCTTCGGGCGCTTGCCCTCGTAAGCCGCAGGCTTCCAACCTAAATCAAGTAACCTTGCGGCAATCTGATCGCGGCTGTTTGGATTGAACGGAATCTCCTTTGTTTTGTGCGGGCCTTTCTTCGGATCCTTTACACCTACTTCAACAGCGGCCTTCTTTGTAGGATACTTGTTGCCGTGCGTGTCCACGTACCAGCAGCTCTTCATCTCAACTACTTCGGGCTTGAACACCTTCTGTAGTTCCTTCTTTAACTGGGCGCGTTCTGCTGTTAACTTACCACACAGTTTTTCAGCTTTTGTTTCGTCAAACGGAAAGCCGTTGTACTGTTGCTTTCTCATCAACTTGGCAAAGATATGTTCTATCTCAAGCATCGCGTCAGACAGCTCTGGAGTCAGTGCCAACTTCTCGTACAACTTCTTTGTTACCTTTACGTCTTGGATGCAATAGTCGATCATCTCAGGCGTCAGTTCTTCCCAAGTCTCTGTCTCTCCATGTGAGTCTTTATGCTCACCCAGTCGTTGCCCCCACGCTTTCAGACTGTGGGCGCCGATCAGCTTAGGATCGACGGACGCATTGATTCCGCTCTCGCGTGCAATATCGGGGTAGATACAGCGAGACATTACCAATGTATCGACAACGTTCGGATGGGTAAAGTTGTATACCTTGTACAGAGCGGGGAGATCAAAGCCAATGACATTGTGGCCTATGATTTCATCAGCTTCTTCCATCTTTTTAAGAACAGATTTGATGCTTTCTTCATCATCACCCACGAGGACATTACCATCGTCGTCTTCTGCAACGACAAGGTGTACGACTTCGAGGTCGCTTAGTTGCGCCCAGTCTTCAATCGCGTTTGTTTCAATATCAAAAAAGTAACGCATCACAGGTCGAGTTGAGGTTGTTCTTTGATCTCTCTCGCCAAGCTCTTCAGCTGCTGGATCTCGTTGTTGATTTCCTTTCTCCTCTGTAAATCAGATTCGATACGGTGCGAGTAATAACGACTGTCATCTCTCAAGATTCCAATACGTGTTTCGATAGCCTCTAAGTCATTAGTGTGTTTCATATTTTAGCCTTTGTTGTATTTTGTTCCAATATTGTTTTGTAGAGTTTTTCTTCCAGCCGTTCGGACCGCCGTTGTGTATACGTGCGATGTCCTCGTAGCTAGGCTTACGTCCTATGCGTTCTTTTGTAGCGTAGTGATCAGTATAAAGCAAGAACATATCGATTGACTTGCTGATATCAAAAGCATCGTCGTGCGTGTATGTTGTTCCTGCGATACGATTAACGTCTTCAACATAGATTGCGTGTAACTGAAGAGCGCCGTGTGCTTTGCCGTCGTCGCCTACAGCAAACACATCGCCGTTGCTTTCGATCTGAATGATCAAAAGAATCAAATGCATTAAAGATTCAATCTTCATTGGACTCCTCGTTTGCTCTTATAACTTTATTAACTTCTAACCAAGGTTTGGTTTTTAGGCGCTCCTTTAGTTCCTCCTTTGGAATGTCCTTAATGAAGCCTTTCTTTTTCGCCCATGCTACGGTTTTGCGATACTCGTAACAAGGGTCCGCTTTTAATATTTGCTCTGATTTACTGCTAACTAAGTCCAGTAGATTTGCGATCCGCTCAGGTGTTGAGTCATGTTCCATATTATATTTTGTGTTGTTATTGTTATTATTCAAACAAGCCCTGCTCTGTGAGTCGGCCCGTTGTTGAGTTAAATTCAAGATTACAAGCAACGCCTGTCTGTCCGCTGAAGCGATTCTTCAAGACACGAACAGTGCTTTGGTTGCGTGTGTTTTCGTCCTGCTGGTTACGTTCGATCCCGATCACCATATCTGAAAGTTGCCCCAGACCTGCTGACCCGCGAAGGTGACCGAGTGATATCTCGCGGCCCTCTTCAAAGCCACGGCCCTCTGGGCGCTTCAGGTGTGAAACAAGGAGCATACCTACTTGTGTCTCCTCAACGAGTGAGCGTAGCTTAGTCATTAGTATGTCTAACATCTTCCGCTCATCTCCGTCCTGACCAGATACGACAATGGAAACGTGATCAAGGAAAATCCATTTGCATCCCAGCGCCTTGTTCATGTAGCGGATGCGGTTGATTAGATTGTCTGATTCTATCGAACCCCAATGATCGTACGTTGCGTAGTTCCCCGATCCAATCGTAACTTCGTAAGCTTCCTTTAGCTCCTCTTCTGGAGGCAGCTCGTCCATAAGGTGCAGTGGTTTGTTGGCGTGTATGCCCATCAGTCCCAGAGCTGTTCTCTTTATGGATTCTTCCAAGGCGATATAACCTACCTTCTCTCCTCCTTTCAAAAGACTGTAGGCAATCTCACGGCACACGCTAGACTTACCAATACCAGACCCAGCACAGAAGGTAACAATCTCACCAACGCGTAAACCGCGTGTGATCTTGTTCAAGCCGTCATACGGATATGGAGCGGAGTCAACAATCTGTGTTGAGCTGACAGCTTCCCACATATCCGTACCCATTACGATGCCGTCGGGCCTGTACACTTCAGCATTCCAGAAGGCTTCGGCAACCTCGTTTGCTTTACCTGCTTTTAAAAGATCGTTAGGGTCCTTTGCGCTCAGGCGTGCTATCTTTGCCTTACCGACGCTCAGAATCGAAGCACAGGTTTTAGCCGCTTGGATCCCCTGCTCGTCCATATCGAACATAATTATTACGTTCTCAAAGTTCTCGAAGTAATCTAAATGTTTCTTGAATACGCTTGGTGCCGACGTCGCTCCGTTAGGTATACTGACAACAGGATATTTATTATCAAATACTTCGGATACGCTAAGGCAATCAATCTCACCTTCCGTAACGCAAATGTATTTGCCTTTGGTAAACATGTGCCAGCCGTAGAGCGTGTTTACCTTGCCTATAATTTCAAAGCTCTTGTCAGCG